GGCTTGAATGTAACCCTCCAAGCCTCGTTTTTAGAGTGCCTTTGGCCTATGGCCGCACTCTTAAGTATCTGGGAGCGTTCGGCTCCCAACCCTCTGTCCTCCCTATAATGGAGGGCATCTCTCGCTATCCTCATTAATGAGGGTAACATTGATCCAGCTTTTTGCTGAATCCAAAACCTTAGTACATTTCTAGGGTTATCAAACAAGGGAGGTTTACCCTCTCCATAAATATGGTACGGGAAATATACCGCACCGTCGTGTTCTCCTGTAGAGAGAACAATATCTTGGATGAGAGATCCAAGATGGAACAGAGCCCGCGGATCTGCGGACCTCTTCAAGTATGACATATCTTTACCATACTGGCTTATCCTACCCGTCGGCGTGTAGGAATAATCGTCCCGATTCTTTCGGACGTCAAGTAGGAGTCGGATTTTGACCGAATCCACATAAGGAAGCCTTCCATACTTCCTCGATTTCTTGATACGATCCACAGTATCGTGAGAAGTTCTAGGAACTGTAATCAGTTCTTCAGTAAAGAAGACGTGTTGACCTAAATAGGTATCGTCTTCCGATAACTTCATATCCCATGAAGTAATATTGTCGAGAATAGACTGTCCAGCTTCTCGACTAGTTGTGATAGCCGCAAGGTCATCACCTACTATACGCGCATAAACCCACGTATATTCTTGTTGTGCTTTGATCACAGCAGCCAAGTTTAAGCCGGTTAATACGGCTTTAGTGCCTGGGTCGCCCATTAATGCGGCCCGAAGTGTACGACATATGGTCTTACCGTTGTACACGAGAGTCCGACTCGTTGTGAGGAGCCGGAGAACTGTGTCCCCATACCATTTAGGGACACCAAAGACATCGTTATAACACTTAATGATATCAGCCGCTACCGTCCAATTAAAATAGTCGGTAGCTGTTTCCTCATCGGTTGACAGTCCAATGAGATTTGTATTCTTATCGAATACCCATTGAAGACTCGGATCTTCAGGACTTAGGGACTTTGCGAATTCCCATCCATGTCGAGATTTTGAAATCCCGGAACTAGCCTCTGGTATATCACCCAGAAGAGAAAGCATGACGTGTGCCCACGGCTGCAAAGCTTCAGCATGGAAAATTGACGAAGCAGTAATGGTCCTCCATTTCGG